TGGGAAACTCGCAAAAGTTACTAATAACAACCTCACCATAAGGGTAAGGTGAAACGGCATTCAAATCGTAATAATCATTGGGTGAAAGAAAAGGAACGTGAAGCTGAGCCATAGTCGAAGTAGAAACGTCCAAACGAACATGTGGAATGTTTGTGCAAGTAGATGGGGTACCCCCACGCCTAAAACTAGGCGCAGTTTGACCCTTGGGCCTATATTGCCAAGCTACCATGACAATGCCTGAATGAAAAGGTGTAGCAGCCACCTGAAGCGTGAAAACCGTCTTAAAGCGAATGCCAAAAACACCCTTGAGCCTATCAGAAGGAAACCAAATGTTCAGCAAGGTCTGAAAAGTGACGTTGCCGGTAAAAGAGCTGGTACGAGTCGCAGGCAAAGTGCCCGTGCGAATAATTCTAGGCCTAGCATAATAGGCCTTCAAGTCTTGCAAGTCTCTCTGAGCAAGCAACTTGGGAGGGCGCACATAGTGCGCGCCAAGAGCAGAAACGGCCTCACAGGCCTCCTGCACAAAATCAGTGACTCCTGTAGTCTCAGGGGGGCCGCTGATGGAAAGCGAAGTGATATTATCACATGCTTCTGAGCTGTCTCGAACAGCATTGTTGTTGTTGGAATTTTCTGAAGCGAAGTTATGTACAGTGGTGAGCTACTTCAAGCTACACCAGGGGAACGCTATTCTCTGGGTAAACGACCCTGAGTAGTAAGGCTATAAGAGCCACGATGCTAGAAGCAGCCCTGTCCACGCGTAGTTTTAGAAAGCGATCAGTTATGTACAGTCTACGCGTGCGTGTTTGCATACCTCAGTACCAATTGTCAGAGCGTGCCAGCACGACTGCAAGGTACGCTTGTTGGTTGGGTGGACTCTTCGTAGTCTTCCCATAATATTTAAGGAGCCCAACGATCTCCCTAAAGTACTTGTCCCACAGTTCGGGAGTATGCATAGATAACTCCGCCAAAGCGTTCTCAAGTACATCGACAGCAATTTCCCTCTCAAGCTTACGATTGCAACACCAATAATGTGTAAAGAGAAAACTGTCCAGTTCAAGAGGGCACAACCAAGTGTTGTCCCTCAGAGATATGCTCCTTTTTAAGAAAGTAAGCTTGTCTATAGTGGTATGTTCAACGAATCCACCCTGTTTGGAGCCAGGTGTATAGATCACGGAAAACTCACGAAACAAAGCCTCAGAAACCGTGCGCTGGTTGTAAGCAGCGACAATGGTGTCCGAAACATTGACGACATTATCGTCACCGTAAACAACAGCCGAAACCCAATCCCAAAAACCAACCTTATCCCCAGTTATAGAAATATAAGCGGCAACAAGCAAGAACAACGAGTACATACTGTTAACAATAGTCGTAAAAGGATGCCCACTGGGCAAAGACTTGTTCCATTGATATATGTGACGCTGGTCAAAGCCAGTACCGCCAACATGCCTTGAATGAACAAGGTCCATCCACAGGACCTTGCGCACAAGCTTGTTCTCATCGCCATCATCATACCAATCATTGATGAAGTTAAGAGCCAAATTGTGAACGACAGGCTGCTCTGAGGAGTCGAAACCCTTAAAATCGCCGTCGAAAACTTTGTGACCCTTCTTCTTCAACATGTCAACAAGCACAGCAGTGTCTGTAAAAGAACATATACCAGGAGCCATGCCATTAAGCGTGTTAGTCTCCATAACCTCACTGCTGAAGGCGCCAAAATACATGCGCCATAACACCGCATAGTCCATAG